TCACCGGCCGCCAGAAGCTCTAGGAGCTCCACCTGCCACGGGTCAGGCTCTACCCCTAGTACCTCCCTTACGAAGGCCACAGGGTTCCTGTAATAGCGCGAAACGAAGTCGTAGAACGGATTTTTCAAGTCATGCCTCCCCGGAGGGGGTTATTCGGCCCCATACGGGGGTCTCTGTGGGGTAATACGCCAGCGCCGCCCCCGCCACCTGCCACCCTGGGGGGGGTAAATGCGAATCGTTCTCATTTACGCGGTTATCAACAGGAGGATCGGTGTTATCCACAGGTTATCCACAATTTAACATAATGGGTATTATACGAACCTCTCGCATAACCCCTTGCGAATCAATGACTTGCGCGCGCTGTGTTTCGCGCTGCGCGCCGAGCAGTCGATTATGCGCATGAGCGTGCATAAAACCTCAGTCTAAATGCGAATGATTCTCATTCTCATTCGCTTCTGATGTGTCGCGCGCGTCCGTTTCGCTGCGCGTCGCTGTGTCTTGAGTCAGCTTTTCGGACTGGACGACGTTGACCGTCTTCATCAAGTTGCGCACTGCCTCGAGGTGAAGCTGCGTCGTGTCGGTGATCTCGATCTTCTGCTGCACCTTGTCGCCCCACTGTTGCATGTCCAGTCTGGACGCAACCCAGCGCCTGATATCGCTTGCCACCTTCGCGGCATGAGGATCGATCTGCTCCTGCTCCACTGAGTCAGCCAGCCGCTCAATGCGATCGACATGCCACATCGCTCGAGCACGCTTGGCAATCTCGATCTGCTGCTTGCGTTCTTCATCGGCCATCAGGAACTGATGCATCCGGCCATAAGGTATCTGAGCAGTCAGTGCAAACTGAACCAGACTGCCACCGTTGCTGATGTACTCGCACAGCTCAGGCATGAAGGTATCCTTCGCCATCAATGCGATTGCTCGCTCTCGTCGTTCCTTCTTGATCGGAGAACCTGCCATCAATCATCCCTCACATGCACATAGGTGCTGACGTCTTCCCAATCCATCTGGTAATCGTCAGCCGACACCACGTCGAAATTAGACCAGGCTCTTCGCCTCGGTATTGGCTCAGGCTTGACCTTCTTTGCCGGCTTCTCTTTGGCCGCTCGGATCTCGTCGGCGTAGACCTTGCGCCAGACTCTCTCAGCCGTTGTGAATCTAAACCCGCAGGTCAGGCACTCTCGCCTTCGTCTCGCCTCTGTTGGGAACTGATAGACCTTCACAACCTCGGTCGCCTTCCCACACTTTGCGCACTTCATCTTTCGGGTAACTCACGTTTGGCCATCTCGAGCCAATCTTCCAGCGGCTGGATGACGACGAATCCCTTGTGATCACCTCTTGCGATCACCACCGGCTTGTCAGTTGGCTTGCAAGCCCTTTGGCACTGCTCGAGCCACTCGTAGACCGCGATAGACTTGCGGCGCTTAACCTCGATCAGAAATTGAGCCAGTCGCACATCTGCGCCACCATCTCGAGCCTGCCCTAAGATTCTGGAAGTCTGCCATCCAGTTTGCTCAGATATGACCTTGCAGACCTCGCGCTCAGTCTCGGCGCCACGTTGTCTTTGTCTTGCTCCCATCTCACCACCTCGCGGATATTCTGCCCAAGTCTACAGCACGGCATAGATCAGCAATCAAGGGCCGCACCCTGCGACGCAGAGACTTACTCACCTTTCGTTGAACCCGGCGCTTCTCTACGTTTCGCCAATAGTAGGTCTGATGGTACGCAGTCCGTTTAGGGTTAGACCGCCAACCATCAGGCTGCCTTGCTAAATCCACCGCATGGCAGATCAGCTCAACCGTCCTACGGAACTCGCTGGTCTTGGCCACCATGTCAGTGATGTCGGCGACAGAGTGCCCCTTCTTTCGGTGAGCTTCCTTGTGCCAGCGATGCGGCTGACCGCCCGTGTTCTCTACCCCACAGATCGGACAATTCTTTCGGCCTACCACTCGAATTGCTCCCGTCGTCGTTTCGGCGTGTCGTACTTAGCCTCTTCGGCAGCCGCTACGGCCTCCTCGAAGGTGTCGAACGTACCTAGGCCGATCGGTATGACCGCCCCATCTCGACCCCGCCTCCAGACCGTGTGACCGGTCTTGCCGTTGATCGTCTGGGTGCGGATGGAGAATCGGCGGCACTTGGACGTCTTACCCCAGAACTCGGAGTCTTCCCACTCGAGCGGCCCGAGCAACTTCATGGCGTCCTGTTTCATTCCGCCCACCCCGGCCGCTGACCAACCTCACCAGCCTCGTCTTGGTAGTGGACGAGCTTTGCACCGAAGTGCTGCTGGAAGGTACGCATCAGCGCCAACCCCTTCTCGCCCATTCCCTCGACCATGCGCTTGGCCATTGGCGTATCTGCAACATGTTGCACCAAAGCAACACCCTGCCCTTTGTCCGTCTTGTACTTCATACCAACCTCATGTCTGTCTCATTGTCCGAAGGTCATGTCCGAATGTCCGAGTCCTAAAGGACTCTCGGACATTTTCGGACATAAATGACCCGCCGAAAATGTCCGGTTCGGACGTTTTCGGACATTTTCGGACATCACGGTTCACCCAGCATCGAGCCACCTACAGTGGCCTTCAGGAAGGGTGACAGCATCAATTTTTCAACCGCATCGTGGACAGACTGCCGCGGCACCCCACACTCGCGACCGATCTGGCGGATCTCCTCGACCGTCCAAACGAGCGGCGTCTCGGACTTCTTCTGGCGCTCCCTGAGCGCAAACAGGATCGTCCGCTGCGCCTTGCCTTGGGGCGAGTGAACCGCGGCCGCCTTGGTCGGAGCGTCCGTCTCCTTCATCACCAGCGACTTGACCGCCTCGCCGTACTTGTCCACCCGGCCAAGGTCAACCTCAACCGCCTCGAATGCGAGCGGCTGCATACTGGCCGTATCCTTGAACCGCTCGCGGGTGACCGTCACCACCATCGCCTGCGCATCCGGCCGCTCGACGATGTATTCAGCATCAGGGTTGGCCATCAGCGCACTGGCGCCTCTTGGCCGCTTGGCATCGCCGTGGCCGCTGTGCGCCACCAGCAGCACCGTGGAGCAGTACCGCTCGCGGACACCGACCGTGAGCTTGGAGAGATACTCGGCCACCTCTTGGTTGCTGTTCTCGTCAAGCCCTGCCGAGAACTTGCTGAAGGTATCGACGATCACTAGCGCCGGGCGAATGCCGGCCTCCTCAATGGCCTGTTGAAGCCCTGCCATCTCTTCTTCGGCGTTCAGGTTCGCCACCGACTCAAGCGCCAGCAGTTGCAGATCCTCCAGCTCTTGGCCTTGGCCGCGCTGCTGCATCCACGCCTCGGCGCGACGGCCTAGGCCAGCACCTTCGCCGGACAGCACCACCACCGCGTTCCCTGCGCAGGCGATCTTCATGGCCCAATCGAGTGCGATGAACGACTTAAAGCTGGCGCGCGGCCCTGCGAGCACGGCCAGCACGTTGGCCTCGATGACGTTGTGGATCAACCACGTCGCCTCGCGCCGCTCGCTCACGATCTCGCCGATGGGCCGAAGCGTGAGACGGCGTCGAACGGGCGACGCTGTTTCGTTTGTTGCGTTTAGCGCAGGCACTTCAGGCTCAACCACCCGCATCATGCCTTGCGCCTCGGGTACATCCTCGTAGGACAACTGCGGCTCCTCGCGCTTTGGCGGCCCTAACCGCACCGCCTCTGGCACCGACACCCAGCCGCCGCCCTTGGCCGCATTGAACAGACTGCCGAGTGTGACGCCCTTACCGCGATCGAGATGGAAGCTCTGCCAGCGGTACTCAATATCGGCGCGCCCGGCATAGTTGTCCGGCAGGCTGCCGGTGATACCGCCACTCGCCCACGCATCCCACAGCTCGAGGCCATCGTCTGCGCCGCCGCTCGCGTGGTGCAGCGCCATGCCGACCATGAGCCATGCGTCGTAAGGACTAGGGTCGATGTAGGCCAGCGCCTCAGTGATGCGCGGCAGCTCGCGCTGAAAGTCCTGACTGGTGCCAGGCTTCGCCGGCATCTTGGCCGCCACCTCTGCCGGCAGCTCGAGATCCATGCGCCGCTCGTCGATCAACCCCGCGGGTAGCGAGCGGATATCGTTCAACGGGCCGCCTTGGCCGTAGTGCAGCGGCCACCAGATGATGTATCCGCCCTCGGCGCGAATGTCGAGGCCTTGGCGCTTGACCTTGCCGAGGGTGACGGACACACCGCCGCGGATCTTGACACCGTGCGGCAGGCTGAAGATGTAGTGCCGGCCGCCGCTGCCGCCGCCGGTCTGGTGGACTCGCGTACCAGTTAGAGCGGCTTGATTCTCTGCCAGCCATTCTTGAGCCATCGCATCAGCCGACCGAGTATCGAAGTCGATGACGGCGAGATTGGTGCGGCTGCCGGTTGGAACCCCAACGAGTGCGTCAGGGTGACTGGCCCAGAATCGACGTATCTGGGCTTCGTCTTGCGTGGCGTCTTTGAATCCGTTTTTGGTAAGTGGGCTTTTGGCTTTGAGCGTGCGCCCTTCTGCGTCTTTTTCATCGTTCCTCCTGCATGGGAATACGGGGTATTTCTTGGCCAGATCGAGGATCTTCTCGACCGGCACGATCGCGGTCAGTTCTGGTTTCATGGGTACAAGTCCGGCCGCAGTTTATTCCTAGAGACTCCGCTTGCGGCTTCGAGCGGAATAGCCTTCAGGGCAGGCACCCTGCCACGTCTGATCCAATACTGCACCGCCTGCTGGCTCACGCCAAGCATCTTCGCGGTGGCCGTTTGTCCGCCCAGTATGTCCACGGCGTGGAGCAGGGCGATAGTTTCCGGTGGTTGCTTTTTCATAACCCACAAGCCTAGTTTGTAGTCAATATGCCGTCAAGCGGATTATTTACACAAAAAGTGCTTGTATTGTTTTTTCAGACTGTCTAGGATTCACACATGGCCGGCGCGGTGCTTGGCCAGAAGCGATTAAAGAGGACACTTAAATGCTCAAGCAAATTCAGAACCTGATCGACAACGGTCTTAGCGCCTACCACATCAGCCAACTGCTCAAGGCAAATGGCAAGCGCGTTTTCTGTTTCGGTAGTTACTACACGGTTGGCAGTAACTCAGCGAATCGAGTTTGCTTTTATGAGACTGACAATGGCGTTAAGTGTCGACTAGTCAGCTCCGCTAATAAGGAGGTGGCGGCGTAAGCCGCCCCTCATGGAGCAGACAGCCATGACCACCCTGCAAGACCTCGAGCAGAAGCTCAAGTCTCATGACTGGTACAGCGAATACAGCGACGACTACCGCGCTTGGAAAGCCGGCTGGGACAGCGCGCTACAGATTCGCATGATGATCAACCAGCTCGGCAACATCGGCCTGCGCGATGAAGCCGAGGCGCTATACAAACAATATCGCCCGAAGGTGGAAGTGTAATGGACATCTTTACCTTGACCCCGGAAGAGCTGCCGCACGCTGTGACTTTGATCAAGGTGTGCGCCGTGTTCGCAGTGCTCGCGATTGCCGTGGCGATCTTTGAGCGATGAACTGGATACTCGACCTCTGGCGCAAACTGCGCCGAGATGCACAATTGGAATGGCGGCAGGTTCCCCCGCCAAACTGGCGCAGCAAAAGAAGCGGCGTCGATTACTGGTGAACCGTAACTGAAGGAGCTTAAGACAATGGCAATTTATGTATCAGCATCAAGTGGTGGCAACTACCCCGAGCGCAAGCCGCTCGAGGCAGGCGCCTATGCAGCCGTGTGCGACATGGTCGTAGACCTTGGCGTGCAGGCCTCACCGGGCGGTCAGTACGCGCCAAAGCGCACGCTCATGCTGCGCTTCCAGATCCCGAGCGAGCGTGTCGAGATCACGAAGGATGGCGAGACGAAGAGCCTGCCGGCGGTCATCAGCCGCACGGTTGGCCTGAGCCTTAACGAGAAGGCGACGCTGCGGCAGTTGCTGCAATCGTGGCGCGGCCGTGCCTTCACGCCAGAAGAGCTGAAGAAGTTCGATCTGGTCAACGTGCTCGGCAAGCCTGCGTTCATCAACGTAACGCACAGCGTCAAAGGCGATAAGACCTACGCCAACCTCACCAGCATCATGCCGCTGCCGAAGGGTATGCCGGCGCCAACTCTGGAGGGCGAGGCGCTGACGTACAGCATCGACGAGCCTGATCCGGTGGCGTTTGACAAACTGCCGGCGTGGGTGCAGGACAAGATCGCCAATCGCGTGGTAGATGCGCCGGTGTTGCCGAAGGCAGCGCCTGCTGCAGCAAAGCCTGCCACGGCTCCTGTCAATCAAGAGTTCACCGACGATGAGATCGCGTTCTGATGGCCACCTTACGCGGTGGATATAAACTGGCGGACGGCACGAAAGTGCCGTCTGTCACCACAATCCTAAAGATCAAAGACCCCGGTGCATTGATCAACTGGGCGTATAAGACCGGCCGCGCACATGGCGTGCTGGAGGGGCAGGGCATGGATGCTCCAGCCGGCCTGTATGAAGGCAACGATGCGCTGGCGATTGGCACCTGCGTGCACGAGATGTGCGAGGTGTTCGTCAAGGGCGGTGATCCGCACCAGCACCTCGAGAAGACGATGGAGAAGGCAGAGACGAGAGATCCGGCTGCGTTTCGCGCGCAGGTGGTCAGCGCCTACTCTGCCTTTGAGTTCTGGTGCAAGGGCACGCAGCTCGAGATCATCGACTGCGAGGTGCCGGTGCTGTCGGAGACGTACCGCTACGGCGGCACGCTGGACTTCATCGGTAAGCTCAACGGCAAGATCGTGCTCGGTGACTTCAAAACATCGGGCGGCGTGTACCCAGAATACCTGATTCAGTTGGTGGCTTATGCGAAGGCCTATGAAGAGTGCACCGGCACCAAGATCGACGGCGGTTATCACTTGCTGCGCTTCAGCAAGGAGAATGGTGACTTCGGCCACCACTTCTACCCGTCGCTCGACGATGATGCCTGGCCGGCGTTCATCAACCTGCGTTCGCTGTATGACCTAAACGAGAAACTTAAGAAGAGGGCAGCATGAAAAATGATGACTGGAGTGATACGCTCTTGATGATTGGCGCCATCATATTTGTCATGGGCATGGCCTTGCTTGGCGCTGCTGTTGGTGGCTTGGTGATAGGCATCGCTATCAAAACTGCAACGTGGGTGATGTGATGAGCAATATCAACGAAGACATCGACGCATGGCTTCGCGGTGATGCTGACGAGGATGTGGTCAACCATCCGCAGCACTACCAGCTCACACTGCCCAACGGCGAGCCAATCGAGGCGATTGACTACATACAGGCAGTGCTCGGCGATGATGGTGCGGTGAGCTACTGCGTCGGCTCTGCGATCAAGTACCTCTCGCGCGCTGGCCGCAAGGGCGGAAACTCTCGAGAGCAGGATCTGCGCAAGGCCGCATGGTTCTGTGCCAAGGGCGCGCAGGTGTGCGAAGATATTATTGATCTTGGCGAGACTGATAGCGCCAAGCCCGAGATAACCAGAGAGCAGGTGATCGCGATCTGGAATCAGGCGCTCTTCACTGACGCGCTAAAGGTGGCGCGGCAGATCAATGAAGGCACTTGGCGCAAGTTGGAAGAGGAGTAGAACCTAGAGCACGAATCGCGCGTGTACGCTACTCGGAGCGCCGGCCCCGACGCGATAGCCGGACACTTATGAACATCGACACAGAGAGCGAAGGCGGATCTTGGCGCCGGGAGATGCTGGCGCGGTCGCTGACTGTCGCGCAGTTGCGAGAGATTGTTAGCGAGCTGGAGCACTGCCTATCGGTGGAGCGACAGCGCACCAAAGACCTCGTCATTAAATTGACGGATGCGGTCGAGACCGAGATGAAGCTGCGCGCCGAGATTGAGCGCCTAAAGTCAGCCGTATTTGCGTCGCAGGTAGTCCATGCGAAGGGGCATCAAGTCATAGTCACCCCGCTTGACGCCGTTAAGGATCACGATGCCTGACCACTCGTTGGTCTGCACATCGTCTGGGCGGTATCCCTCGTGCTCGAGGTAGAACCGGCCGGCGACTAGGCCATGCTTGACGTGGTCAGGGTACTGCTTCGATGCGTACAGGAAGCCCTGCTGGTGGCCCTGCACAAATGACGCGCCAATCGAGTTCAAGCGATTGACGATGGTGCCTCCGATTGGCTTACCCGAGAACGGGTTCGGGAAGTAGTGACAATACTTGATCCCGTCAATCTCGCAGATCTTGAGAAACTTATGGCGTTCCCAATCGAGCGTCTCGCAGTTATGCGAGCCGATGATGCCCTTCCATTTTGGGTCGTTCTTGGCGATGCGGTTCGCGCGGTTCTCATGGTTGCCCTCGAGAAACACCTTGCGCGGCTGCCACGTCTTGCTGCGTGACTTCCTTAAGTAAGAATCGAGCTTATTAAAGGATTCGTTGCCAGCCTTTATATCTTCATGGTATCGGCGACCCTCAAGCTCTTCGCTACCGGCTGGCGCATGAGAGTTGAGCGAGGGCAGATCCCACCAATCCCCGAGACAGACGATGACATCTGGCCTGTAGTCTAGGATCGCTTCTCCGCACCACTTGATGTGGTCAGTCGGTGAGCCTGGCTTGATCTGTGCGTCAGGGATAATGAGGTGGCGTTTCATTCCATGGTGGTCAGCATCTGCTGGAGCAAGTGGCCCAAGAGATCCACCTTGGACTCATCGCTATTAAGGTCATCCAGACCAGCGATCTCCAGCAGCGCGTGTATTGCCTCATGACAAAACACTTGCTGACGATTTGATCCTCTGCAGGTTGATACGATTTCGATGCGGTAGTCGCCCGGCAACCAGATGCCGACGCAATTCTTGCCGTGCTTCCACTTGCGAGGTGGGACGACCACCACCTTGATGGTGTGGCCGGCAAGTTGGAACTGGGAGGGGACTCCATCTGTACGCGGACTTTTCATGGCAGTAACTGAGCCTCCGCTTGACGACGTCGCACTAAGCCCGGCAGCACCTTGCCACCAGCCTTTGTCCAGCGCATGAGCTGAATCTTTGCTCCATCCCAATCTTCGGCCTCGAGTCGCTTGCGCAATGTACTTGCCCTGTAGCGTGAGACACCGAGATTGTAAGCAAAATCAATGGCAGATGCCAAAGCGTTCGGGTGGTTTATTAGGTTGGGCGAGGTTCTCAACACACCGGCGCCGTAGTTAATCCGCAGCTCGGACAATAACCACTGATTGGCCAGCTCTTTGCTGATCGGCGAATCATCCATCGTGACCTTGGTGCCGTCAGGCTTGTAGACCGTGCCGTAGCCTATCGTGGGATAGCCTGCAGGGCAGATATACGGCTTGCTGCGGAATCCCTCAAAGTGTCGGCATAGGTCGGCGGCTATCGCCAGCGCCTTATCGTACTCGCTCATAGACGCGCCCGACGAACCAGAAGCTGAGGATCATATTCAGCACGGCCATGTCATCGACGCCCCACATCGTGGTGAGCACCTGCTTCCAGTCGCCGCCCTGCTCGAGCGCGATCACAAAGCCTGCCGCCTTGACCGCGGCATAGGCGATCACGAAGAGGTAGGTCACAAACGGTCGCACTAGCGCAGAGATACCAGCGACGAATTTACCAGCGGCCTGCGCCGTGGCGGACTGCTCCTTGAATGCCTCACCGATTGCATCGACCTCGGCCAGCGTCATCTGCGCCTCAGTCTGGCGCATGGCAATCTCGCCCTTCACCTGCGCAAACTTCATCTCCGCCTCTAGCATCCGAAGCTCATGCGAGCGTTCGTTCTTGGAGTCAAAGAACTTGAGAGCCTCCGGCGCCAAGCGCAGCAGGCCGCCAAAGACGCCACCGAGTAGGGTTTCCATCATGACTTGTTGCCCTTGTTGATCAGATCAAAGATCGTCTTGATCTTGTCCTCAAGCACCGCCACGCGCAGGTCGAGCTTCGAGAGCACGATAATCAGCGTGATGATCGCAAGGATGATCGGCCATGCGCGGGTGAAAATCTCGAAGATGTCCATGCTAGCGCCCTCGACGTTTACGCTGTTCTGCTTCCGACTCCGACATCAATATGCCGCCGCCTGCGCCAAACGCGCTTCCCGGCACGCCGGGGTAAGGGCGAGACAGCACGTTTTGAACTGGCTCGGTCAACAGGCCTCGAGTGACCCCACGTCGCATGGCTGGGAGTGATGCGCCGACAATAGCCATTAGCGGATCTTGTGCCAAGAACCCAGCTCCAAGGCCGCCACCAGCAAGCCCGATATCAAGCGCCGTCACTCCGGTGCTATCGCGCCTCGGCGTCATAGACCGCGGGAATGCAGCGCCCATGCGACCGATTAGCGCAAGCTCTCCAGAGAGTGGCTCGCCATTGGCAAGCAACCGCTCGAACACCCGCGGGTTGACTTCGCCAGTCGCAAAGTTAGTCGCAGCCTCGACGTCATGAGCCTTTGCGATTCTGGTGCGCGCATCATTGAACTGATCGGCAAGATCATCTCGGCCAATGCGACGAAGGTGACGCATGATCGCAGCCTCAAGCGCATTCGCAGCAGATCGCTGCGCCATGCCTAGGCTGGCATCTTTCGCACTTTCCGACTTCATCATCTTGGTCGCGTCATCGCGAAGCTGGCGCAACAACAAGACGGCGCTTTCAGAGGAGAAGCTCGGCTGATTCAGATCCTTTGCGAGCTTTTCGATTTCCTTTCTAGCACCAACATCAAGGTCACCGAAGTCGGCCGCAATCTTCTGCACATTCTGTGCGATTGCATCGATCTCAGACTTGTACTGCGGATCTGCCTGAATCCTTCCGCTGTTGCTGATCTGGCCGTAAACCTTGCCAGCCTCAGTCCTCACCGCCTTAAGCGATGACTGCGTGATAGGCTGATTCTCGCTAAGACCAAGTGCTCGAGCAGCGAGCATGTTGGTGACATCCTGATTCCGCTCTGACGCTATCTCTGCCGTCAGTCGCTTGCCGCCCATGCTCTCAGCAATCTGCGTCGGCGTGTCGCTGCGAATAGATGCAGGCGGGACAACGTAGCCCTGACCGCGCCCCTCATAGAACGTCTCTTGCTTCGGCGTCGGCAGCGTCACATTCTGGGGAGTAGCCAACGGGCCGGCAGCTCTCACTGCGCTAGGCGTAGCCGTGCCAGTTGATCGAAGCGCAGCGACTGCTGCCATCGGATCAATTCTTGAGCCAGTTAGGCCAGACTGAATCATACCGCTGAATCGCTCAAGGCCAGTCTCAGGCTCGGGAAGTCCAGCGCGTGACATGAAGTTCTGGAGCGCCTGACTCGGCATAGCCTGCTGCATGTTGGATGGCAACAAAGCATTGACTCCGCTCATCGTCACGTCAGCGGCAATGCCGGGTATAGCGGTTGCACCAGTGACGATGTTTCGCGCGGTCAGACCGAGCTGGCGCGGCATCTGCCGCAACACGTCGCGCGTGTATTCAATGGCAGACTGCTCTTTTTCGTCACTTTTGGACTTGCCAACTATTTCATCATTGCCGTAGCTCATTACTGCGCCCTCTTTCTACGGATAACACCATCAGCGCCTTCGTAAAGCCCGTTATTCGGGATTGCCTTGTAGTTCGGGTCATCGACGCCGCTGACCTTCGGCAACAGAGCGCCTTGCAGCGGACTGGTAAGAACCATATTGGGGTCGAATCCTCGAGCCGTCGCGATAGCCGTGTATTGTTTTTGCAGCGCGTTGAGTTGCGGAACCTGACTCTTGACAGCGCCATAGGCGGACTGCAAAAAGGCCTGACGCTGCTCTTCTGTGAGGCGCTCACCGCTCTTGACGAGCTGGTTGTACTTGGCGCGAATCGATTCGCTGATGTTTCCAGCGTTCTGCGCCGTAGCAAACTCACCCTCTCGAACCACGCTGCGCGGATCAAGAATCTTCATGTAACCGAAGAGCAGCGCGATATCGTTTGCCGCTGTTGGGTTTGAGCCTGCCTCAAGAACCTTAGACCACATCGAGCCAATGGCGCGATAGTCTTCTGTCAAGGCATTCCACTCTTTGCGCAGGCTGCTCTCATCACCAAATGACGGAATCTTTGGGCCGCCTTCTGCAGCCGGGTTTCTTATGATGGAGATTCTGCCTGCCGCATCCTGCTGAACAATAGCGCCAGTCGGAAGTCCAAGCGCCTTGACCTCTTGAGCCGTAAGCGTCTTGACCTGATCGCTCGGTGGCGTAATGAACTGGCCGGTCTGACGATCATAGATAGATCCGCCGACAACCTGCTGCCCGACCTGATTCTTGAGCATGTCGGCCAGCATTGGGTTGAGCTTCATCGCGTCAAGGCCAGCAGTTGTACCAGCAAGCGCCGCGGCGCCTGTCGGATCTCGACGATACGGAGACTGCACGCTGACGCCGGTTAGCTCGTCATCTGCGCCCATAGCGCCGGGAGCAGTAGACATCGGAAGCCCACCATAAAGACGACCAGATATCTGGCTCTCTGCCTGACGCGCAGCACCAAGACGACGCTGTTGCTCTTGCATTTCTTGGCGCGCAGTCTTGCGCTGCGCCATCTGCCCAAGACCACCGAGCAAACCGACGCCACCGCCTAGGCCGCTGATGGCGCTGAGGAGTGCCTCCTGCCTAAACTTGCTCAAGTCCTCCTCGGACATGTTCTCGACGTCTTCGCCAAGAAGACCGCCGACATATCGCGTGAGCAGTCCGGGTCGCTTTTTCGTTTTTTCCATTGGGGTTGCCATAACTACCTCAATCGCCTAACAGGCCGCGCACCTTTCGGCCGCCCATCTTTTTGTAAAAGTTCCCGTAAATGTTTTGCGGGTTGTAGATATCCATCGACAGATCGCCCATCGCCTTACCGGGTCGCAGCGACAGTGAAGACGCGAGTGGATCTTCTCCAAGAGCACTGAGCACACTCATGCTGTCTTCTGGTTCTGGTATCTCGTACTGCACACCGAGCTGCTTTAGGAGATCAAGCGTCTTCTGGCCAGCAGTCTTCTTGCGCCCAAAGATGTCGCCGGGATTCTTTAGCGGGTTAGTCTCAAACATTTTTCTTACCCCCGGCCTTCTTTCCAGAGCTAACCTTCTTGTCTAGCTCCTTGACGGCCTCGGTTAATAGGCCAACCATCTGCGGCACGTCGTACTGACGCATCCCATCGCCGCGGCGAGATACCGCGCTCGGCATGACCTTCTCGAGATCTTGTGCCGAGATGCTCATATCGTCTTCGCCGCCCATATCCTCATCTTCGTCGCGGCCATATCCGTCTTCCCACTCAAACTCGATACCCTTGAGACGGTTGACCTTGTCGAGAGGATTCTTGATCTTCTTGACCTTGGTCTTCATGTCCATATCAGAGCCGGTGTTGCTGCTGCTGCCCGGCATCGGGAAAGAACCAACAGCCTGCCGGAAGATGTCAAAGTAGCTCGGCCGTCCGGTGACCGTCGTGCTGCCCGTGACCGTCTGGTTGTACGGGCTGGCGGCGACGGCACCCTGCAGGATCGAGAGCTGCTGCAGCGGGTAGTTCTGACGGCGCATGAACTCCTGCTGCTGCGCGTCGAGGTACTGCTGAGCAAGCCCCTGCTGACCGGTGCCGAGTGCCATAAGCTGCTGCCCTGCGCCATAGCGATTCTGCATCGCCTGCTGGCCGAATCCGGCGAGCTGCGACCCTGCACCAAGGCGGAAGTTCGCAGCGCCAAGACGCGCCGCCTCGTTGGCGCGCTGCGCCTCGAGGATACGGCTTGCCTGATCGCCCATCGCACCAAGCTCTGCCTGGCGCGCCTGCAGACCTGCCGACTGGTTCGAGCGTGCGGCATCCAACATCGCCTGCTGGTTCGCCTGCTCGGCGGTCAGCCCCATGCGCATGTAATCCTGCACCGTGGACTGGTTCGAGCGTGCTGCGTCCAGATTCGCCTGCTGATTGGCTTGCTCGGCGGTGAGGCCAAGGCGCATGTAGTTCTCGACCGCCGCCTGATTAGAGCGAGCAGCCTCAAGGCCGGTCTGCACATTGGTCGTCTGGCCGGTAAGCGACAAGCGTTGCGCCTCTTGCTGCGCCGCTTGGTTGGAGCGCTGCGCATCGAGCATCGCCTGCTGATTGGCCTGCTCTGCCGTGAGGCCAAGGCGCATGTAGTTTTCCATCGCCTGCTGGTTGGCCAGATCCGCACGCAACCCGGCTTCGATGTTCTGCGTACCAGCAGTGACACCAAGGCGCTGCAGCTCGATATCGCGCTGCTGGTTGCTGATCTCGCCGCGCTGCGCCATCTCCATGACGTTTTGCACGGCAGCCTGATTGGCGATGCCAGCCTGTTGCTCGCGGCCGGTGTCGGCCTCTCGAGCCTGCATAGCCTGATTGAAGGCCTGCGCACGCTGCTCGGCGATAAACCGATTGCGCTCGCGCTCCGCCTCACCTGCAGCGATGCCTTCCTGCACCGCCTGACGCGAGCCACCAAATGCGCGAGCACGGGTAGCTTGCGCGCCGATATCCTGCTGGCGCAGGGCGGCAGCGCGGTCAATATCGGAAAGCCCCGCCTCGATCACATTCTGCGTGTACGGAGACATGTACTGCTGGATGTCACGGCCGAGCACGCTCGCGCCCTGCGCCAGTGGCGCAGCACCCGGCGCAGTGATGTCACGCGCCGCAAAGGTGGTGCCAAGTTGGCCGGCGCGCACCTGCTGCGGCCCACCAGCCAATGATGTGCCTACGCGCTCGGCGCCGATGGTCGGCGCTTGGAACTGCGTCTGCACTTGGCCGGCTCCGATCATCATCGGGCCACCAGCAAGTGATGCTCCAACATCTCGAGCGCCAATCATCATAGGCCCACCGGCCAGCGACGCACCGACGCGCTCTGCGCCGATACGCTCTGCCATCACGCGCGGGTCGTATGTCGGTGCAGTAATCTGGCCAGACTGGTAGCCAAGATCGCCAGCAGCCTGACGCGCGGCTATCTCAAGCTCAGGGACGAATCCGCCCTCCTGAGCGATACGGCGTACCGCATCCTCGCCTGCCATGTAGTCGCGCGTGAACGGCGCAACCATCAGGCCGGTGTACGGCTGGTACGGAATCGACGCGACCTGTCGCGCCAGATCCAGATTCGCTAAGACCTGCTGATAGATCCTGGGATCTATTTCAGTCTTTTGCTCTTCTGTTTTCTTGGTCTTGGACTTAAAAAGATTGCTCATAGTCTTTTCTCGAGCACCACTGCGGTGCGTTTGTAGCCCTCAAGCGCCTTCTGCCAGCCGGGGCGCCCCATGATGATCATCGCGTCGCATTGAATGCTTCGCGCCCATTCCTCAACGATAGGGCGAATGACGTCGTCAATTTCTTGAAGATCGCCAGCGCCGATGATCACGGTCAGTTGCTTCATGCGTGGGAAGACGTCAATCGTCGTCACCACGCAAGAGTTGGCCGCAGACCAGAATTGATACTCTCCTTCCTGAATACCTTCTAAGACGTCGTGATAGTTGAGCTGCCCGTAGTTCTCTTGGAGCGCGCGCTCGATCAGCTCGCGAAAGGGCGAGACCAGATCCGCCAGCTCCTGCTGCTCATCCATCATCTTCGTCCGCTCTCCACCACATCAAGTCGCATCGTGCCGACGCGCCAATCGGTATTAGGCGCCGCACCCGTGATGCGCATCGCGGCCTGGCGGCCGGAGAAGCGCACGTTGGTATACGCGCCGTTGATCGTGTAGCTCTTGGTGGACTCTGACCCTTCCGGCGTCAGTTTGGTCTTGAATTGTACGGAGACAGATCCGAGAGACTTCTCATCTGGGATGAGCTGCCTCGCCATCATCGTGCGGTCGCCGTTGCCAATTTCGAATGGCCCTGTTTCGGCGTATGGACTCGCACCATCGTATTGCAGACCAACCTCATGCTCGTAGACGTAGCCATCGGTCGATACCATGAGCGGGTAGCTGAATACGCCACGGTCGGTGCCAGCGGTTCTGGCCAAAGACCCTACTGCCCAGTGGTTCTCCCTATAATTGTAGGACACATACGAGTCAATCTCCAGATTGCCTGCGCTCGGGTAGAACCACCAGACCTCGCCGTACTGGTTATTGGCCACGGCATAGACCTTGGACTTCTGGGAATCGTTCAGGTTGGAATAGACATAGTCGAGCACATCGCAACTGATGGGCTTAACAAAGCCGTCGTAAATGAAAAACCCGGCCGGAGACATCCAGAAGGCGACCGACTCCACGGCAGCGACCGCCTGTGGCCCAATCAGGCCGCAGCCGGAGGCGATACGCTCGAAGCCATAGACGAACGGTGGCCCGACGTAGTTGGCCGTGTGGACGTCCACATCGGTAAATAGCAGGTTGACGCCACGCAGGCGCTTACCCGCCATCAGGGTGCCGGTTGTTTCAAGCTCGAAGTCACCCGCCTGATTGGTGATGGCCGGCGTCCAGAGGGTATTGTCCTCCTGATCACACCACTGCACCTTTCGGCCGATGCCGCCAGCGCCAAGGGCGAATACGAATCGCTCCTCAGTCACCATGACCGCCTTGTTGTCGATAGGCGCATTGGCAAGGGCCGCGGCATCGGTGCCGGTGTTGAGCTGCCACTCGAGCAGCTTGCCGTCGTCGTTGGAGCAGGCAATGAGGTACTGACCCCATGTGTCCATCGTCCACGTCGTAGCCGGGTCGATAGAGCCTGCGTCAGGACGCGCGACACCATAGGCGAAATTGCCGTAGGTGGCGCCGCCATAACCGTTGTTATAGTCGGCATCAGCGCGGCCGGCGGTAAAGACTGTCGGCGTAATGTTGGCGACCGTGCCGCCCTCTGTCATCACATAAAGGCCAGTGTGCGTACCGAGCGCGATCCAGCGGTCGTTGCTGTTATCGCGCCACGATAGTACGCCACGGCACAAGCCGCTGATCGTGTTGTTGGATCGCTTGCGCCAGCCGCCGACAGGGCGAATCGTGCCCTCGTACCAGCGCACCAAAGACGAGTCAAACCATCGACCCTTGGCCTGATAGTCGGTGCCATTCTTGTAAACACCCGGCGGCAGGTTGATTGGTAAAAGCATTGCTACTCCTTCGGAGCGGACATCGAGAACCAGCCCTTCAC